GTGCTGCCTCTACTGCAGGTGTTGCTTCGACTGCTGAAGTGGTATCTTCCACGGCTGTCTCGCTTTCTGTAGTTGGGTTTTCTTCAGCAGGGGTAACTTCCTCTGCTGCGATCTCTAGCACCTGAGCCGACTTAAAGGCTGGCTCTGTTACGAGAGAAACTTCTTTTAACTTTGCCGCTGTTACGACTGTGTGTCCGTTGCGTGATGGCTTAGATGCAAGGATCTCTGCGCCTATGCTCAAACCTGAAACCAAATTTTCGCTTGCCATAATCAGGGCATCTGTGCCAGCCTGTGAACGGCTTAGCTTGAAGGTTGCATAAATGCCATCTTCTTTTTGTTCAGCTGAGATCATTCGACCAACAGGCTTCTTCATGTCATGCTGTGATAGCAGTTTAATCTTTGTTGGGTCTGCGATCTCAATAGATCCTGCCTCAAAAGCATAAGATCCAAGATTGGTGCTGCCAATTTCATCATTACCAAAAGGCACTATCTTGCCCGTGATTTCGCGCTTTTCTTCGTTGCACTCAATCATTGTGGCTTCGATGTATAAGTTTTCCATTAGCCTTCGCTTCCATTAGGTGTTAGATCTTCCATCTGCATAGCTTGTTCGATTGTAATTAAACCAAGTGAAAGCATCTTTTCTATAACTAGCAATCGCTCCATAGGTTCAACGCGCAAGAATGTAGAATCTAAATCGAACTTTACATAGTGACCAGCAGTAGATATATCATCCATGCTCAAACGCTGCTCGATTGCAGAGATGTATGGCTGGAACGCTAGTGCTACTAATTGTTTTCTTTCATCTATAATGTTTGCGTATGTCATAGATGTGTTGAGGTCTGCTGACAAGTAGTAAGCAGGGATGCCGCACAATCGACTAATCTCAGTTGCAAGATTCTGGATTGCCTCGTTGTACATCATGTCTTTAGGACTAAAGCCAATATTCTGCGCCTCAAGAGTTGAGGTCAAATATGCCGTTGAACGATTTTGACGAGCGGACTTCCATGAAGCCAGTAAGCCTTGAACTTCCGCAGGTGGGAGATCTGCTCCTGTATTTTTTAACACTGTAGTAGCCATCGGAGTTTGAGCAGCTACAGCAGCAGCTTTCTGGATGTCGATAGCTGCTTGAATTGTTCTTGCACCTGTTGTAAGTACGCCTTCGTTAAATGCTTGGAATGTAACTAGAGATCCAAGACCAGACATCGGACGAGGTGAACCATCAACATAGTATTGAGTCACGACAGTGTTAGTTACATTAAGATCAAAAGTAATACGAGTATTTGCTACCCACTCAAAAGATGCAGGACGATTATCCTCCTGATAAGTCTCGGTCACTTCTAGAAACGCTTGCCCAAAAAACAGAAGGCTATCGACCAAATAACTGACAGTAACAAATTGTGGCTGTGACTTAGATAGTTGATGCACCCATCGTGGAGCTGCAATAGCTTCTCCAGTAGACTTCTTCTTGTACTCTAGCGGAATAGATCCGACTGTGCAGAGAAGATCGCGGCATCGCTTGATAGCAGGAACAGCCATAGCATCTCGTCTACCGATTACAGGGAATGTAAAGTTGTAGATTGAGTTAATGCCATCGCCCATAATCTTAGGCGCGATCTGTGCCTCTAATATTTCTGGCTTACGCGAAAAGATACCCATAGACAGAAATTGTAGCATTTGTCAAGCAATTAGACAATATGCTAGGGCGTGTCTAAGTATATATTTGTGGCTTAGGTGCAGGGATCATTAACTTGCTTACTACCATAGCCAACCCAATCGGAGCAGAGATGTCACCTGCTGACTTTCGTTTTATAATGCGCCATGCCGAATCGTTGACCTTAGCTGCGCAGTTATTCATTTGCTGGATGAGCTCTTGTTGCCCATTGTGAACGACCCTATGGTTTACCAATCCTTCAAGATAGTCCCCGCATGCTTTGTAGAACTGCTGTCCTGAGACATCTTCAACCATAACTCCAGCGTTAGCCAAGCGATCCGCAATAGTTTGAGTGGCGTACTTGTCAAAGCAGACTAGCCGTGGCTTATAAATGTCGCACCACGCCTTTATACTTGCTGCCATCTTTAGCTCATCAATAGCGACCTGAGAGCTGTAGGTTTCTAGGATTCCGATGCCAATCCGCCCATCTGGGAGAAGTTGTCCTGCGACCAATGATCCGTTCCGCCGTGACGGACTGACATCAAAACCAAAGATAGTATAAGCCCCAGCAGCCATTTCTAGTGTGCTATCGGATGTGTCCTCTAAAACTCCATGAGGCCACGGACTACTTAACGAATCAATCCATTGACAAAGAGTTTCAGTACGCGTGTTCTCAATCGGTGAAGTAGCAATCGCTTCTTCAATCGCTTCTTCTGTAATGGTGTATCCCAAAGAGGGGTTAGCCAAAGCCCATGCATTGCGATCGTCTATCTTGCAGTACTGGGGTGCTGAGTACTCGTAGAAACCGAATGACTTGGGTGGGTAGTCGATGGCTCGTTCCCGTAGGTCATTGAGTACAGTGCTGAAAGCATCTCCCGCATTCGAGGTAAGAAGTGTCTGACTGTTTGGGTGAGCTCTAGTTGTAGGAGTAGCAGCTCTGAATCCATCTTCTGTGATCTCTCGGACTTCATCGATATAAAGTAAGCCGTTGACACTTCTGCCTCTAGATCCGTCTCTAGTTGCTGCAACAACATCAAGCCTTGCTCCAGAGAGCATCTCAATGCTTTCAGTGCCGTTGGCGTGTCTGATCTGTTTAACGAATCCTTTGAGGTGGTCATTGGTCTCCAGTAGGTGAGTGACTTGTCGGAATGTGTCTAAGGCCATGCTTCGATTAGAGCTCATGATAAGCACATTGGTATTCCATTTAATCAAATGTGCAAGGATCAGCATGCGTGCTAAGTGTGTTTTACCGTTCTGCCGAGCTACAAGAATTAGGTTTGTCTTACGAACCCAGTTGCCTTTTTTGTCCACGGTCAACATATCTTTAAGAACAAACTCTTGCCACGGCATTAGATCCATCTGCACTATTGCGCACAGGTCTTTAACATCTTGCAGTTTGTTTTCGCCCTTGAGAAGTGGACTGTGAAGCCGTGGCTTGGTTGCCCCTCGTAGGGCTTTGCGCTTTCTGGGCTTAGTTGTCATTGATCTGGATCGGGTCGGGTCTTAAAAGGACTATCCAGCATCGTTTCGGACTGCATCGGGGAGATATAGTCGAGAAAGACAGGGGGGGTAGCCATCCGTGCTAAAAAAACCCCATCATTGAGCGCGCCCTTGCGTAGGTTGCACGACTTACAGAGGACTCTCAGGTTCTCTAAGCTGTGATCGCCCCCAGACTTCCGACTGATTACATGGTCGATGTGCATCTCACCCTCATCTGTGCCACATATCTGACAGAAGCGACCATCACGCTTGAACACACGCTCACGCTGTTCACGATAGCGTCTGCTGTTTAACTTATCTAATGCCAATTCTTTGCCTTCCAATGATCATAAGCATTGCATGGATTAGAGTATCTGTGCTCTATATATGAGAGCCCCCATCGTACCTGAGAGTACCCGTCTTGGTCTTTTAGCCACACACTTCTACCTTGTGGTATTCCATAGTGTGAGCCATTACGAGCTTTAGGATTCCATGCTGATTCTTTGCCATATAACTTAGATAGACATGAATACTGCTTATAATCATAATGTAATAGATGTAAAGCATATTCTTTGTAGCTTACATATTGCATTGGTTTAGAGCCACCTGCATTAGGCATAATGCATAGAGATATCCCAATAGCTACTAGCACCCCGCGACCTACCCGCCTCAGCGGGTCGCGGTGAGCCTTTGAGAGGCTCTGCTGTGTTAGCGTACCATCGATGTCAAATTCATTTGTAAAAGTCCTGCTCAGAGCGGTGTTTCGTTTCAAGATAACCTCCTGTGGATAACTTCTGTGGATAACTATTTATCCGTACTGTAGAAGCCTTTACCCTTAAAGTGTGTAGCTGCTGCCCCGATTACTTTGACCATTGGCTCATTACAATAATTGCATAGCACTACTGGTCGATTGTGCCATCCGTGGCTAACCTCTTGATTGAGATTGCATCGGCTGCATTTGTAATCGTAGGTTGGCAAGTTAAGCACTTCCTTATCATGTA